AATGGTGCTAAAAAAACTCGACAAGGTAATAGCACGAATACGAAGTACGGAACAAAAGGTTCTAAAAAGTATTACAAGAAGAAATACAGAGGACAAGGTAAATGAGTAATCTCGAACTAAAAAAAGCAAATCAACTTGCTGCTATTGATATATTAATTCATAATCCAGAAATCACTAAAAAAGAATTGGCAGAGGAATTAAAAATGTCACCAGCAACCATTCATAGCTGGTTTGCAGATGACCGTTTTGTTGATATGTATTATAAAAAGTATATGGTGTCGTTCAATGCCAAATTGCCAATGGTATTAAATAGTATGATACGAGAAGCAGTGGAAGGTAATGTCCAGGCTGGGCGTCTGGTATTAGAACATTCAGGGAAACTGGTGAAGAACATCAATGTAACCGTAGATAGTCCATTTGAGAAGTTCTTAAAAGCAGAACAAATAGACGCAGAGGATATTATAGACGCCGAAAGCGAAGAGGTTACAGAAATACTGGATACACTTCCAGAAAGAAATCCCATAAACGACAAACCGAAAAAGCGTGAGATGAAAGAAAAGAAACGCTTAGATAGAATTAAAAAAGGTAAGAAACCTTCCAGACAAAAAATGCGTGAGGATAGAGCAAATAGATATGCGTTATTGCAACGAGCTAAGAAAGTGGGATTAGATCCATTACCATCACGCAGACCTACGCATACAGAGAAAAGAAAGTGGTTAGAACAATTAGCAGAATTAGAAGCTAAGCAAGACCATACTCGTCAGGCATAACATCATATTTTTCAAAGATTTCTGACATTTCCATAGAAATAAACATCATTTCATCTACAGATATATCTTCTTGATGTATTTTTTTGGTTGGTGCGACTTTAGAACAGATAAACCCAAGTAATTCATTATTAGCTTCAGATATTCTTCGTAGTTCTTTTACCATTTTGTATAATTCTTTGATTAAGTCGTCCATTATTTTGATTTTATTGATTTACCTATATTACGGAGTTTTGTTCGTAATTGCGATGTAAATCTCTCAAAATATCTATCTTTTAACTTCAAACTATCTATATAAGGTAGCAATAAATCTCTTGCTTCTGCATTGGAAGAATAGAACCATTTACGCTGTACATTATCTTTATATTCCCCAGTAATACCTAAATGATAGTGTCCATATTTTACATCACTACCTACTCTTGCAGTAATTTTAGACATATTAGTTTTTACAGCACTTTTCTTTTGCATAGATTGTTTTAATTTTCCTTTAGCAATCATAAAGTCAGTAGCCATACCACTTTCTTTTTTAACTCTTAGCCATTTAGATTTAGGAGTATAGTCAATAAACTTATTTCCTTGTATATCTTTTTGTGTTTTAAAAGTTTTTAAGGAATCTTTTCTTGCTTGTTCTGCTAAAGGTGCTAATACTTCTCGTACTGCAAATTGTGCCAAGTCTTTTTTTTTTAGTTTTCTAAAATCAAAATCAACTTTGTTTTGCATCTTTATCATCTACGACCACCAATGGTTGATTTATACTTGCGTTTTCTTCAATGATTCTATTAGCATCTTCAATAGTTAAGTCTTTATTCTCTTCAGCTAATATCTTTGCTTCAGTTGTTAAGTTGTGTTTCAACTTATACTCATTAAGCATAATCTTATCTTGTGTAGTCATAGGATATTCTACCTCTGCAAAGTCTACACCAAATTGAGAAACTTCAGGTAATCCAAGATTGTTTACTTGTGATAGTGCATATTCTACTCTGTAGAACTCTTTTTCATATTGACGATATAATTCTTTATCATCAATAAAATCTTCGTGGCGTTCTAAGTCTTTAATCATCAAAGAGATACCACTTGGTACTTCACCACCTGATTGTGCGAAAGTAACGAATAGATGATTATTCAACGCCACTAATTCTATTTGCCATTTAATATTCTCAATAACATCTCTTACATTACCTTGAGGTGATACAATGTTATAATTACTTCCTTCTGGCAAAGTTAAAATCTCATCTGATCCTGCTCTTACATTAGAATTATCAGAAATCAATCCAGTTACTACTGGTTGTCCAAACATTTGGAATCGTAATCCTAATTGCATTTCAGTCATTGTAATATTGATATGCTCATTCGCAGATACTAAATCAGAAGCACCTTCTACAAAGAAAGAATCTAATTGTTCTTCTCTGTGAGTAAATACAAAAGGTAATACACCAAGATTGTGTTCTATTTCTTCCAGGATATTACCATTATCATCAAACTTAATATGAGTGTCTTTATCCCAGTAGGCATACATCAACTCATTTGTATCAGATAAGTCTGCGTGTCCGTGCATCATTGGATATACGATTGCTTCTGGTTTATAAGGATTGTCACCAAAGTATGGTTCGAAATAATAAATAGGACGATACTCAAAGCGTTGCTCTGCTTCATCATACATTACATAAGTTGCACAAGTTCCAAGCAAACGAGTCATTCGTTCCATTTGTTTCATACGAGCATTCTTAACAATAGTGTAATCTAAATATCTATCATTGACATTTCTTTTTGCACCAATCGTATAAATCTTGGACATACGATTAACGAATTTTTTCACGATATTGGTATTGTAATGAGGAATCTCTTGGAATGCGTCAGATTTAAAATATCCTTCGATATATTGTTCGGTTAATGAACCAGAATAGTAGTCTAAAAACTTTCTTACTTCTTCTCTACGAGCTTTAGCTTGTTCTTCTTTAAAGTTAGTTAGTGAGTCTTGTATAATTTCTCGTGCTGTTAAAACCATTAAATTATTCCTTTTATCGTGATATTCTTCCAATGAAATTACTTCTAATTGGGAATCTATTCAATATAAAATATCGGAAGGCATCGCAACCGTGTTCATAGAATCCATCTTTGATTGGATTGTTGGAAATAGATTTACCTTCAACTGCTTCTGGGAATCTATATCCCTCGAAATCTTCTGCAATACCTACGCATTTCTTATCGACTTTTATTCTGCGTAATCCATCTGCATTTTCAAAGAATCCACGACAATAACTTACCCCTGCTTGTATATCACGAGATAATCTATCCATACGATACTCTACAAAGATTCCGTGTCTGCGTAAGATATGAATATCACCCATACCTGATTGTCCTTGAACAAAACTACCTGCTGGATCGCCATAGTAAGTAATTACTGGATAATTCTTTTTCTTTATCATCTCTGCAAGTTTATCGGTTGGGATATTTCGTTCGTGAATAATTTCATCAATGATATTGATATGCCAGTTTCCATCTTGCTTATAAGTTTGAAACCACAATACTGATGGCATTCTAAATCCAAAGTCCATTGAACAATAAGTAGGTAAGTTTTGTTGATAAGGCACATCACCCATATCTTTGTTTCTATCAAATGGATATACTCGTCCTTCCATAGAAGTAAACTTTGCAGCGAACTCTTGTTCAAATAATTCTTTGGACATATTTCGTTTTCGTTCCTGGATAAAAGAATCATTTTTTCCTTCTGGAAACGCATATTCATTTTCCCAACTTGGAGATTGTTGTGAATACCACTGATCGTCTGTTTGCCCTAATAAATACAAATCATAAATCCAATTAAACCCTTCTGGTGTAGTAATAAAAATAGCTTTTCCTTTTCTGTCTACAAGCGTAGGAGATAAATACATATCCCATATTCTTCTTGGCATCTTTGCTGCTTCGTCAATAATTAATAAGTCTACACCTTCACCAACTAATGAGTCTGGGTTTTCGCAAGACATACCTTCTACGGTTGTTCCCCACTTGAACTTAATATACTGTTCTTTTTCTGATGCTCTATCAATATCGTTTGCTTTACCTGCAACCATATCTTTCCAGATTTCTCGGAACATTAATCGTGATTTTTTGTAAGATAGTCCAACAAGCCAAATCTTTTTATTCGGTTGTGCTGCATAAAATTCTGCTTCTCGGAATGCTGCAGTAGTCTTTCCATATCTTCTACCACAGATGTTTACGAAATAAGATGCGTCAGGTTTTTCAGGAAAGTGTAATTTCCTTTGCCCTGCGTGTGGTTTGTATTGCATATAATCAAACCACTTTTGCTTGAACTCAAACTCTTTAATTTTCTTTGACATTTATAATTGTGATTAATTTAATTCATATTTAACTTAATGGCATATAATAATCCACTTAAGGAGTAAAAATGTCTGAAGAAACACAGAATACAGCCGTTGAGGAAGCTGTAAAAGAACCTCAAGTCAGTCAAGACGAAAAAAAGACAGAACAAGCTGTTCCTTATTATCGTTTTCAGGAGCTAGTGAAAGAACGAAATGATCTTAAATCAAAAGTTCAAGAAGTAGCTACTGCACAGGAAGAACAGCGTAAAAAGACTTTAGAAGAGCAGGGCGAATACAAAGCTCTCTTAATTGAAGAACAGAATAAAAATAAAGAGTTAGAAACCAAGTTTACTCAAGTTTCTGAATCTTTTAATCAATATGTGAATCAAGAAAGAGATTCTCTTCTGGGTAAAATTCCTGAAACGAAAAGAGAAAAATTTGAGAAGGTAGATGATTTATCTCTTTTGCGTGACATAGTTTCAGAATTTGAAACA